CCCATGAACTACCCGATATACGCACGGCGACCGGACGGCGAACACGTCCTCGTCGGTCACGGCGAGGTCGAGGCCCTCGACGGTTCGGCGGTCGTGCGCTTTGACTCGACCGCGGCAGGGGTGCGCCTCGGCGATTGACCCATGCCGGCCTGTACGAACTGCACCGAGGACCTCGCCTACGACGGCCCGAGAGGGCGCGGTGTGCAGGACCGCGCGGCGCTACTGCGGGACCGCGATAGCGGCCGTGTGTGGCCGTTCTGTTCGCCGGCCTGCCGGACGTGGTGGCTCGACGTGTGCGGCCTCTCGTTCCTCGACCCGCGCGAACTGCTCGTCGCCGAGGTGAGTCTCTAATCGTGCCGGCCCTGAAACGAGGGTGGACGCCACACCCGAAGCAACGGGCGATTATGCAGGACGACACGCGGCACCGCGCGGTGCCGGCGGGCCGCCGGTTCGGGAAAACGAAAATGGCGCGGGGCGACCTGCTCGAATACGCGTTCGAGAACCCCGGCGGCTACTCGTGGTTCATGGCCCCGACGGACGCCGACGCCCGCGAACTCGGGTTCGAGCCGCTCCTCAACGAGATACCCGACGCCCTGCTCGCCCGTGAACCGAAACGCTCGTCGCCGGTCGAGATATACCTCACGAACGGCCACCGGATTCAGTTCAGGGGCGCGACCTCGCAGGGCCGGGGCCGCGGCCTCGACTTTGTGGTGATAGACGAGGCCGGCGAGTGTCCGAACGAGACGTGGAAACAGGTCGTCCGGCCGTCCCTGCTCGACACGCAGGGCCGGGCGCTCGTGATCGGGACGCCGAAAGGCCGGAACTGGTTTTACGACCTCTACCTGCGCGGCGAGGACCCGAAAGACGACGAGGTGAACGCATGGCAGGCGACGACCTACGATAACCCGCACATCCCGGACGGCGATATAGAGCAGGAACGGGCGACCACGCCCGAGCGGGTGTTCAGACAGGAATACCTCGCCGAGTTCGTGAGCGAGGACGGCGAGGTGTTCGGCGAGGTCCGCGACAGGAACACGCGGCCCTACGCGGTCGAGGCGGTCGGCGGACAGTCGCCGTACGTGACGGGGATAGACATAGCGCGACAGTCCGACTATCTCGTCGCCTGCACGCTCGACGCCGACGGCATGCTCGTCGGGTTCCTC